TTAGCAGTGCGTTGAAAACTGAAAGTTATTCCCATCAGTTCCAACGTAATACACATCAAAAAAATCGCCATTCTTTTGTTCTAACGTCAACACCTGCCCTACAGCGTAATTCTCTAACAGAGAGAGAGTTGTTGTTGTAATAGGTATATTAACATCCCTAACGACAACCAAACCGCCATTTGACTCTCTTTGTGAGACTTCAATATTGGCGAAGAAAAAATGACTATAACCGCCTTTAACCTTTAATTGAGTCTGCATTTCAACTCCTTGTCGATTGCTTTTTTAACAGATAATCATTGATAGTGAGTGCCTTGTTATCCATGACACTCTTTTATATAACATTCACCTTCAGCCATCTGCAAGACACACTGCGCAAATTTGATCGCCTTGCGACTTGGGTTCATTCGTATTTTCAATTCACTCATACAGCCTCCCTGCTCTCAAATGGGCGAATATTGGTTGGTTCTCCACACGGAATAGCCCAACCCAGCCAGGTAAATATTTTCAGGTCACACATCGCGTCATACCGTTCGCCAGGATTCACATCCACCATGCTGCAGGCAATTTCATATTGTTCACCATTATTAGTCAGTGCGATCTGGTCATTAATAAACCGGGGCACAAATGCCAGAAAAAGTTCTTTCATGAAATCCTCCGCTCAAAATAAACAAACTGATTCACCGCTCCGATCGGCATTTCGAGTTTTTCCGCGATATCCTGGCGATTAATACCCGACTGATGTAATTCCCTTGCCAGCTCGATATCCTCCTGGCAGTATTTCGCTGACTGATGATAATTACCCCGCAGATACATACAGATTTTCAGCTCGCGCGCTTTTGTGCGTACCGCTGCACCGGTTCTGCCAATAAGCTGCCCTATACGTTCAACTGTCATGCTGCCTGCACATTGTTTGATGATTACGACTTCCGCACGCACCCACCGTTTGTATTTCATTGTTCCATCACCCCTCTCCAGTAGTTCAGACGCTCTCTGAAAAATTCCCGGTATGTATCCGGCGTCATTCCGATTTGCTCAATCACGCTTCCCCTCGGAATACGTTTCTCAAAGAGTTGGCGGATCAGCGCCGCCGCTCGCATGTCGTAGTGCTCTTTAAGCTGGTATTCCTGGGGCCATTTGGCGCGGTTGTGTGGTAAGCCGGGCGGCAGGTAATCTGATTGCCCGGTCATATCACGCCCCTTTCTTTTCTATCGGAGTGATGGAGCTCAACAGCAGGCGACAGCGACCAGGCGCACCAATGCGCTGCCCGGTTATCTTGTCGTAAGTTTCATGCGGTGAAGCACACCAGGTTGTCGCTGTTTCGTGGAGTTTCACTTGCCGCTCACCATTTCTGCGAATCGCGATCCCGATGTGCGTTTTACCCTTACATTTCACTGCTGGCGCTGCGGCTACGGATGCCTGACGGGCAGGCTGAGCTGGTGTTGAAAAATTGCCTGCTTTGGGTCTTGGTACAAAAACCGCACGAGTGCGCGCACGTGGCCCGGCGTTCATATTCCACAAAATGACGTCGAGATAGTTTTTACCGTCGTCTATGTGTCCTTTGTCCGACGGGTACTCTAATTTGCCTGAAATGGTGGTCATTGGTCTTTCCTCGGTTATTTCACGCTGGTCATGCGTGGTTAAAATGGGTCCGTATTAAAGTTTTTGTTTGAATACCGTTTTTCACGTTTTCTCGGTTGCTCTGCCTCCTTCTGGATGCGTAATTTTTCGCGTGCTACGTGTTGATCAATTGGCAGGAAATGCCCATTCCGGAATTCCTGATAAATAATTTCACCTGCCCCGCCAGAACGGTTTTTACCGATAATCACCTCGGCGATACCCTTTGCAGGTGAATCAGGTGTGTAAACTTCATCGCGGTACAAAAACAAAATGCTGTCAGCGTCCTGCTCAACACTGCCGGAATCGCGCAGGTCCGACATCACCGGGCGACGCTGGCCAGCAGGTCGAGAATCCACCTGGCGGGAAAGCTGGCTAAGAGCAAAAACAGGGGTATGCAGACGCATGGCCATAGTCTTCATGTTGCGGGAGATATGCCCGACAGCGAGATCGTGGCGCTCGGCCTTCGGTTTTTTGATCAGGCCCATGTAATCAACACCAATCAACTTCAGGTGCGGATAACGGCGTTTATGAGTCTCTGCAATGGCGCGGATCTGCTCAATCGTCAAATCAGTGGCATCAACAATCCAGATATCGCGATCCTGCATGATTGCAAGCGCGGCGGTTAATCTGGTCAAATCCTCATCGTCCATTTCTTTTGGATTACGCAGACGCGACGTGGACATATTCCCAGCCCCGGCAACGGTACGTTCAACAATCTGCTGAGCGCCCATTTCCATGCTGAAAAACAGTGCGCCGCCGCCATCTGCGGTAACGCCATCGATAATCTTCAGGGTAAATTCCGTTTTCCCCATGCCTGGACGACCGGCAACCACAACAAGGTCGGTCATGTTGATACCGCCCAGGGCGACATCCAGATCCTCGACTCCGGTTTTCAGCATCATTTCCTGCGCGTCGCCAGACATCCGTTTATCAACGGTGTCAATGTAGAGCGGTAACAGCTCTTTGATGTGTACCGGCTGGACTGTGCCGGTAGCGGCGCTCATATCCAGCACCTGAGCAACATGAGATTCAATAACCTCATCACGCTGACTCTGGTTTACAGCGTTACGGATACCATCCGCGCCAGATTGCAACAATGCCGCCATTTTGCGGCTCCGCCATGCCCGCACCATTTTCCCGGCATAGCCTTTCAGATTCGGTACCGTTGCCGGGATCCGGGATATTTGAGACAGATCCGCAAGGCTGGAACCGCCCAGCGCTTCGCTGATAAACAACATGTCGATCATGCCGTTCGCCAGTGCCTGCTTTTTGATTTCGCTGAAAGCGCGACGGTGAAACACGATGCTGAAGGCTTCCTCCGGAGTAGTGGCAATCACATCAAACGCGTCAGGCGTCGCGCCACCGTTAATCAGACCAGCGAGAACGATCGCTTCCAGTTCTTCTGGATTCATAATGCCCCTTCCCTGGTTTTACGCAGTGTTTCTGGCTTCATCAGGTAATCAAACCCTGCCCGCCAGCCGGTGCGATATTCGCCGCCGAAATAGAAGTCTGGGGCGTTATCGCGGAATTTTTCGAAGTAGCCGATAAATGCGCCAAGAGTTTGCGTGCGCATATGTGCCAGCAGGCGCAGGATTGCCCGACGGCGGTCAGTATCAATTTCAGCTATAGGTAGCAGGTCGCCCAGAATCTCGTTGTAGCCCTTCACAACTTCAGCAGGGTCAACGGCAGCCTCAGCAGTGGCCCACGCCTCAGCGTCAGCCAGATATCCGTCAAACCGGTTTACGCGGCAAATGTTCGCAGGTTTCGGCACGCTTCCGCTACGACGGCGCCATGTCGCAATAACCCAACGAATTACTAACTGAATCTCAGCCACGCTGTAACCAGCGCGGGTGGTGGTGGCAGTCAGCAGCATGACAAACGGTTTAACGTCGCGGCAGCGTGTACCGACTTTCTCGTTGTAGTAGTTCAGAGCTTTTTGAGCGTCAGCGAGAATGATTTCCTCGCCCTCCCCCTTTTGGGGGTAAGGGGGATCTTTTATCTCTGTAGTACTCTCTGTAGTACTCTCTGTTGTATTCTCTGTAAGAGATTGGGTCATTTTGACCTTAGCGCATGGGTCAACTTGACCTGATGCTTGGGTCACATTGACCTCTTCGATTGGGTCAACTTGACCTAATCGATTGGCCACAGGGAATGTTGTCTCTTCAATCTTACATAACTGGGCATAATTGATTGAATACCACTTGGTTTTATCCCAGGCATCACTGTTAAAGTTCCCAGTAAATACCACATTCAATTTTTCCAGATTGGCCAGCACGCGTTTTATTGTCGACTCGCTCCAGAACGGGAATTGTTCTTGCCAATCGGTCACACTGTTGTACACCCAGTGGCGATTTTCGAAGAAATTTTGAGATGAATTCAGCCAGTAGTGGATTTGCTGTAGAACGATGGCTTCATTCAACCCTATAGTGCATGCCAACGTGGGCAGGACCTGAAGGGGGTTTTCGTTAATCAGCAAACGACTCATACTCAGATCTCCAGAGCTTCGGCTATCTGACGACAACCGGCTTCATAGTCCGCATTGCTCAGCCCTTTGTCGCGCAACTCGACCTTCCTGGATTCATACTGCTCCCACACCGAAAGCGCGGCAGCCATACGCCCATCAAAAATAGGTTGGATCTCTGCAACATGTGCCGGGCGTCCATTCAGGTGCCAGCCGTTACGCCAGGTAATGCGGTCAATATGTCTTAACATCGGTCTTTCCTCGGTATAAGTTAAACGCTGGTCAGGCGCTCATGCATGATGGCCTTGCGCAGTGCTTATCACTGCCCCTCGCGTCGCTACCAGCGCCGCTATTGCTTCGTCAATTTCCTGAATAGTTATCTCTGGCGCGAAGTGGAGATGTACAGCGTTAATCGCTTCCACCCCTTCTTTTGCCGCCAGCGTTGCCAGCAAAACGGGATCGCCCGGCGACTCCAGACGCGCCCGCCGTTCTGCGGGTAGCACGGCTTTCATCACACTGGCCAGCACCTGAGTTTTTCGGCGCGCCGCCGTTGTCTCGCCACGTAACCAGCGAAAGATTTTCTGCCGATTGTTGTTGATGGCTCTCCAGTCCACATTGCCGTCCGCGTCCTCAAATTCATGTAGTCTCAACTCATCATTGCGTCCCTGACTGAACCAGGCCCGGCAGATTTCAATCGTGACGAGTTCCTGCCCTGCCCTTGCCGCCCAGGTCAAAATCTCTTTTTGTAATTCCTCTTGGTTTTCCATAGCGTCTCCTGTCGCTAAAAATTGATTACGCTTAATCAGATTTGGGGCTCACCAACAGTTAAGCTGCTTTCGTTTTAGGCAAGCTGTCATCTGGGTTTGGGTAAAGATCCGGTCTAAGATCATGGGGGGTCACGCGCCATTCAAGAGCTTCAGATGTGCGCAAAACCTCTTCACCGGGAACCCTTCCTTTGAACCAGAGGCTTACCGTTTGTGGTTTTTTCCCTAATCGCCGCCCTAACTCGGATTGACTCATTACGGAAAGAATTTTGTCTTGCAGTTGTTTATCCATATGGACTCCTTGTGTCCGCGCCATCATTACAAATCATAACTGTAATTACAAATTATATTTGCAATGCTCCCTACAATTAAACCTTGTATCCTTACGGTATGAACACAAAAACGAAAAACATGGCTTTTGCTAGCCGACTACAACGGATTCTAAAAGACTTAGGCTGGTCTCAATCTGAGTTAGCTCGCCATATTGGGGTTACGGCTCAATCAGTTCAGGCATGGTGTAATGGGGTAACTCCAAGAAAAGATAAATTAGACAAGCTAGCAAAAGTGACCGGATACCCTGTTCATTTTTTCTTCATGAATGAAGGTGAATATTTGGATGAATCCACGCTACACCCGGGTAATTACAATCAAGAACTAACCCCGCAAGAACAGGCTCTACTGCAACTATTCAGAGGACTGCCTGAGAGCGAAAAAAATAAATTAATCAATGAGCTAAAAGAAAAAAGAGAGCACTTCGATCTACTGCTAAAAGAACTACTTGAAGCCAAAAACCAGACAAAATAGTTCAGTTCAAATTTCCAGGCCAGCCGCTGCTGGCATGCAACTTTCCCCCTAACACAAAAACACCTTTACACAGTGAATATTTTTTTGCCCCTAACTACAAATTATTTTTTAAAAATACGTTGACCATTACAAATACAAATTGTAAAGTCACTTTCATCAACAACGCTTACCCAGCGGCAGTTGTTCAGAAACACGTTCTGACAGCCGGAAAGACGGCATCAAATTTTGCGCGTCGGCGCCAACACGATGACAGAGGGAAAGACTTCGCCGGCATATGGCACATGTGTCGAAGCGGTCTGGATGGAAGCGGAGCCTTAACGCGTTGTCTCCATAGCAGCTAGCCGGAATGTGCAAGCCACAGCCAGGTATGAGCGATTGATTCACCATCAAGGCGATACGGTGTGACCACCAGGGAAGAGTCCTGGCTACAACACGAGAGCGCACTTCATCGACTCAACTTTGAGCTTTGTCGTTAAATTTTGAAATGGCGGAGTGCGCTCCCGGTTGTGGTGAACAGGTGTTTAACGGGAACTCCCTGCCCGTTACCCGGTTCGATTCCGGGCGCCCATCATCAATTTGCTGTGTTTAGCCTTTGCCCAGTCCGCACGATGGGCCATTTTTTCACACAGCCAGGTTTTATCGCTGTGCCTGAGTCCCCAACAGGAGAGGCCAAACCCGCAGCGTGACACCAGGGAAAGACCGGAGGAAGTACCACGCCTGACCAGCGTTGACCATGAGCCTGACCAGCTCAAAACAGGAAAGACCAGCCCCGTACGGTCGTGATGGAAACATAACGACGCCGGAAACGTAACCGGCACCCTTTAGATAGCAAAAGACCCGCACAAGGCGGGCCAGTTACCCCGAACGGCGACCAAACCATTCGGATTTATCACAAGTGACCAAACTTGTGATGAGGAAAGACCAACGACACTGACGCTATGGAAGCTGATCAATATTCGCTGATCGGTCCCGAGTATACATCACCAAGGAGTCGCTATGGAAGCGCGCACCATCCCAGTAACACTCTTTATTAATTATGCAACTTCAACTTTCAGCCACGAAAAGCTGCTTGTTGCGACTGTTGATATGTCAAAAAATTTTCCAGACAGGTACATCCTTCTGGAAAGCCGCGAAATTGAAATTACCGTCAACCAGCCCCAGCCAATCGACATCATCGGTTTGCAGGTCGAGCAGCTGTATGAGCAAAAACAGAAAACAGTCGCCGACGCCCAACAGCGTATTGCTGCTATCGATGACAAAATCCAGCAGTTACTTTGCATCGAATACACGCCAGATACTGATGAAATCCCCTACTAAAGACCACTGACCTGTAATGAGGAAAGACCAATGACCATCTTTAACGGCTTGTTAGAAGCGAAAAAAGGCGCGCTCAAAAACGGCGCGATCCCGGCGCTGGCCATCGCCATCGACGCCCCTAACAAAAAAGTTGCCGAGAACATCATCATCGGCAAATTGTGGGAAGCCTACCCTGACCACGGCGACAACTATTTCAAACCTAAAATCTGGGAAGATGCCCCGGGCCAACCGCGCCCTGGCGTCGGTGAGTTTGATGAGACGTTTGCCACAGAACACAGTTTTGATGGCGAAAAATGGGTAGTTAACACCCCCGCTGATTCAGATAGCGGTTCAGCAGATATCGCACAGGTTAACGACCTGATGAAACTGCCGGCTCGTGAACGCTTCGCCGCCGTCCTGCTGTTCAGCCACGACGCCAACGAAGTCGACAGTGAATTGCTTGCGCAGACGCGTGAATACCTGGAGATGCTCGACAACAGTGATACTGACAGTGAGGATGAGGTTGACGCGTTTAACCGCATCGTTCTTGATGCCATGGTGGCGTGTAAGCCCATCGAGTACATGCATATTGCTGGATTGAATAATCTGGTACATGCAATTTTGGCAAGTTGCGATACCCAGGAACAAAACCCGACCAGTTGGACTATCTCCAAATTTATAAAAAAATGGGTAGAGAATCCCGGTAAACGCGATGAAATGCTGCCGGAGGTAAAACCAGAAACAGCATCCGCACGTCCTTACCAACAGACTCACGCCACACTGGATCGTGAAATTGCCTGCGCCCTGTTACCCGTTGGCCCGGAAAAAATCACCCCCAGCGTCCTGAAAGCGGCAGACGAAATAATCAGCCAGGATCGGGAGGATTTTAAACGCTGGTCAATGGCCTTGCGCACAACGGATCAGATCCTTGCCTATGACCGCGCATCAGTATTCGGTGTTATTCAGAGCGCCCCCGCAAAAGACACGTACCACTTCCCGCAATCCCTGCGCAGTCACATCGACAACTGGCTGCAAGCTAACGGGCAGCGTGATGCAAATGCTGTTGAAGAGAAGCCAAAGGAAACAGCACCAAAGGATGATGTAAAAGTCACCAACCACGGCGGCGGGCGATTCTCAATTGATGGAATGATGTCAGAAACACCCTCAAATCAGGGCGAAAAAAGCGAAGCAGCAAATGCTGGAGAACGTAGTTTGCAGCAGTTGCGTGAGCAGTTTGTCACGCCTCGCCATGTGTATGACGTACCTGAAAATAACGCCGTATCACAGAGGGAACCTGCAGCTATTACCCCGGCAGAAGAGACTCCTCCACAAGAAAAACTTAGCGAGCAGGTAAAAGACCTGGTGCAGAACGTTGACGCGCTGGTTGAGCCGCCCCATGCCGAGGAAAAAACTGCATCAATTCGCATGGAGCATTATCTGTCAGCAATGAATGATGACCAGAGCAAAGCAAATTTGGCTATCTGGAATCGCGTTCAGCGGACCGATCCTGCGTATGTCACACATAATGATTACGGTGCAGGACTGCACTCCATACGCGCACAATATATTTTGATGCGTGCGACTGAAGTGCTGGGAATGGAAGGCATTGGTTGGGGAGTTGAAATCAAGGAGGAGCGAGTGGATCGCGGTGTGCCATTACTTGAACCTATACAGGATCAGACAGGGAAAATTATTGGACAAAAACCTGTCAGGGATGCTGACGGTTCCCTGTTCTGCCTGTCAGTACACACCATCCGGATAGATCTCTGGTACATCTGGAACGGAGTGAAAGGATTTATTCCGTCATATGGCCACACGGATTACATATCAAAAAATAACAAAGGGGCACTGGTAATGGAAAAAGAGGCCTCCAAAAAGTCTCTTACTGATGCCACCGTCAAAGCACTATCTCATCTGGGATTTGCGGCAGATGTTTATATGGATATGCATAACGATAGTGCCTACACCGCCGAGCTGAATACAGAATACAGTATTAAGAAGGCAAGCGAGAAAGCAGAGGATGCTACCCGACTGCGTGAAGAACTGGATGAACGACTCTCAGGTGTTGCCAAAACACTGGCTGCAGCCGTAACCCCCAATGAAGTTAATAAAGTCTATGGCCTTATTGCGCGGGAAGTAGAAGTTCACCGCAAGGCCGCAGAATCCAAAGGTGATAAGGAGTATTCAACTTATCTTGGTTCGCGCCTGCGCCGTTTGAATGAAATCAAAACCGAACGCCTCACCGCCCTCACCGCAGCACAGGAGCAAACAGCATGAGCACTGCTATCGCTATTGCAAAAGAATATGCCAGTCTGATTGACCTGTTAGAAACCTCCGACGAACTGACGCCAGAGATGATCGCCGACACGCTTGAAGGTATGGAAGGAGAACTGGGAGACAAACTGGACGCCATGATGGTCATCTGCCGTAATTTACAGGGCAATGCCAGTACCTGCGCTGAAGAAATGTCTCGCCTGGCTACCCGTAAGACGTCCTTTGAAGGCAAGGAAAAAGCAATTCGGAAGCATATGCTCGCCTGCCTGCAAGCTGCTGGCCTGGATAAACTAAAAACCGCAAAAAACACATTTACTGATGCACAGGGGGCTATCCGGGTAATTATCGATAGCAAAGATAAGATCCCGGATGAGTATGAAGGCGTGTCACTTGTTGATGTAGAAACGGTTATTACACCAAACAAGCGAGCCATTAAAGAAGTGATTGAATCTGCGGAGGCGGTTGCCGCCGAAATACTGGCGCGTGGAGAAACACCACCAGCCGAGTTATTAAACCCGGTACCAGGCGCACATCTGGAACGCGGCGAACGTTCGCTGAGGGTACGCTAATGCTTAAACTCACATTAAAGCGTGGTGACGCGGTTCACCTGGTACTTGCCGATGGTACCAATGGCATTATTGAAGCACGGAGTCGCTGCGAACTTGGGCTACACCTGCCAGAAAACATTAAGGTCACGCGGGAGAAATCGGCATTCCCCCCACCAGAACTGATTACGCCTAATCAGAAATAAAAACTCACCATCGCTAGCATTGCGTTTCACCAGTAACCGGAGGATCACAATGCTGCGATGGCAACCGGGAGCAACTCTGCTCTCCGCATTTGATATCAAAATTGGCCGACTGTCGGCCAGCGTCAGGAAACAGACTTTGACCGAGTCTGATATTGCCCGTGCCTGCCAGAAGGCAGATGACGCAATAAGCTACATAATGAGGAAAGACCATGAAAAGCGATCACGACATAATCACCAGAGAAGAAATGGTCGAGCTGACGGGAAGCCCACTTAAATCAAAGCAATGTGAGGCTCTTCGCCGGGCTGGAATTTTCTTCATGGAAAGGGCTGACGGGCACCCAAAAACAACCTGGGGCCATTTCTTGAACCCAATAAAATTTCGCAATTTACAGGAGGTGACGACGCGAAAAGAAGATGAACCTGATTTTGGAGCAATATTTAATGGCCGGAAAGAGAAAGAACCCAGCAGATAACTGGATGCCGCCTCGTGTTTACCAGGGCAAAGCGGCCTACGAATTCAGGAATAAAGATAACAAAGCGATACGCCTGTGCGCATTGGATGCGCCACGATCAGCCGTATGGCTGGCATATGAAAAAGCGGTCGGTGACGAAAAAGAAAGAAATACTTTTCAGGCGCTCGCGGAACAATTCATGACCTCCCCTGATTTTATGGATTTGGCAGTCGAAACCAGGAAAGACTACACAAAATATTCCGGAAAAGTTCTGCCTGTCTTCGGGAAGATCGACCCGGATAAAATCAAACCTGAACATATTCGGCGCTATATGGATCAACGCGGTTTATCAAGCCGAACTCAGGCAAATAGGGAAAAAAGCTTTATGTCCAGGGTATTCCGTTGGGGTTATGAACGAGGTTATGTCCAGAGGAATCCTTGTCAGGGAGTTAAGCAGTTTAAAGAGACAGCACGCGAACGTTATATTACGGATGAAGAATATCAGGCCGTTTATGAAGTGTCTCCTGATGTTGTTCGCGTGGCAATGGAGATTGCCTACTTATGTGTGGCCAGACAGAGTGATGTACTTTCATTACAGAAAGACCAGCTGTTCGATTCCGGGATCTACATTCGTCAGGGAAAAACCGGCGTTAAGCAAATCAAAGCCTGGTCGCCTCGTCTGCAGAAAGCGATAGCTCTGGCTCGTTCTCTGCCATTAAAACCGGGAATCAGTAGCCTGTTTGTGATTCATCAAACTACCGGAGGCAAGTACACCCGTGATGGTTTTAACTCTCGTTGGCGTGATGTCAAAGCGGCAGCACAGGAAAAATATCCTCATCTGCAAATAGACTTCACATTTCATGATCTGAAAGCAAAAGGTATCTCTGATCTGGAAGGCAGCCTGGAAGAGAAGCAAGCAATTTCCGGGCATAAGAACCCACGACAGACAGCAGCATATGACCGAAAAGTTAAAGTAGTGCCCGTAGTTGGTGGCCAGAGAAAATGAATGATGATGCGTCCAGAGAAAAATCATCTTCGGACGCATCTTCGGAAATGAGAAAGAAGACACAAAAAAACCACCCGAAGGTGGTTTCACGACACTGCTTATTGCTTTGATTTTATTCTCATCTTTCCCATGGTACCCGGAGCGGGACTTGAACCCGCACAGCGCGAACGCCGAGGGATTTTAAATCCCTTGTGTCTACCGATTCCACCATCCGGGCTCGGGAAGAAAGTGGAGGCGCGTTCCGGAGTCGAACCGGACTAGACGGATTTGCAATCCGCTACATAACCGCTTTGTTAACGCGCCAAATTCTTCAGGCCTTTCAGCCAGACATCCGCTTGACGCCGATGCCTTTTAAACTGGAGCGGGAAACGAGACTCGAACTCGCGACCCCGACCTTGGCAAGGTCGTGCTCTACCAACTGAGCTATTCCCGCATTCATCAAGCAATCAGTTAATAACTTGATTTTATTATCGTCTGGCAATCAGTGCCGCCGTTCGATGCGTTGCATTCTACTTACCTGGCGCGATGAGTCAACGATATTTTTCACCACTTTTGATCGTTTGCTGAAAATTGCGCCGAAACGATCACTGATCAAGCAAATCTGCACGCGCAGCGCTCAAATATTGCAACATTGACCACAGAGTCAGTACCGCAGCCACAAAGAAAAGTGCAATACCGGCGTACTCAACCCAAATGTTCGGACGCCACAGCAGCCAGGCCAGCGCCACCATCTGGGCAGTGGTTTTCACTTTCCCAATCCAGGAGACAGCCACGCTACTGCGTTTACCCAACTCCGCCATCCATTCGCGTAGCGCAGAAATAATAATTTCACGGGCGATCATCGTTGCTGCCGGTAAGGTCACCCACCAGCTGTGATAATGCTCGGTTACCAGCACCATGGCGATAGCCACGAGAACTTTATCTGCTACAGGGTCAAGGAAAGCACCAAACCGGGTACTCTGGTTCCAGCGGCGTGCCAGAAAACCATCGAACCAGTCAGTCACCGCCGCGACGCAGAAAATGAGCGCGGCGGCAAACGGCGACCAGGTGACAGGCAGATAAAAGACCAATACAAAGAATGGGATAAGGATGACACGGAACAGTGTAAGCAACGTAGGGATATTAAATTGCAT